ATTGGGTAGAATATCAGACTGCTGATTTAGATACACCTATCTTTTATTATATCAGATTTGATGAATCATTGAAGGTAGTATTAGGTAATCCTACAGATTTTCAAGTTACTACACCACCATTCCCACTAATAAATTAATTTTACAAATGGCACTAATACCTATAATAGAAGCTATAAAGAAACACGGAGTAATAGGTGTTTTAGTATTAGTAATATTCTTAATGTATAGCTTTTTTACTAAAAGGTTTGAGGTTTTAGAATCTAAACTTGAAAGAGTAGAGTTAAAGTTGTACGATTGCTTAGAAGATAGAATACAAACAAGCAAAAGACAATTAGATAAACATATACAATTTAGCGAATTAATGGTAGGTATTTTACCTGATAAAAAGAAATATGGAACTAAAAGAAAGATGGCAGTCTAAAACTCCTAAGTTTTGGAAGAAAGTACAAAGAGTAGGTATCATTGCAGGAGCAGTAGGAGCAGCTATAATCGCAGCACCTGTAGCTTTACCCGCAGCATTAATTACGGCGAGTAGTTATTTGTTAGCAATCGGTGGAGTTACGGCTACACTATCACAACTTACTAAAGAGTAACTTACCTAATAGTAATATGCAGTTAAGTAAGCATTTAAGTAGAGCAGAGTTTGAGCGTTCAGATGCTGCTACAAACTACGGAATAAGCAACTCGATGAACTCTGGGCAACTTGCTAAAGCTATGGCATTGGCTATTAATTGTTTTGAGCCTATTAGAGAGCATTTAGGAAAGCCAATTAGAGTTAATAGTGGTTATCGTTCTGTTGCTTTAAATAAGCGTATTGGTGGGGCATTAAATTCACAACATTGTGCATTGAATGGAGCAGCAATAGATTTAGATTTACACGATAGAGATTTGTTCGAGTGGATTATAGACAACGTTGTTTTCGACCAATTGATTTACGAAGCAGGAAATGATACTGAGGCAGCGTGGTTTCACATATCCTACCGAGAAGGACACAATCGTAAGCAAGTCTTACGAATGATAAAGAAAGGCGGAAAATCTACCTATATACCTTACAAACGCAAATAGAACCGAGTAACATCGGTTTTTTTATTCAAACTTATTATGAGAAGACGTCTGTTTTTTGACATAGAAACATCGTTTAATATTGGTATATTTTGGAGAAGTGGTTACAATCTTACAATACAACCAGAAGACATTATAAAAGAACGTGCTATAATTTGCGTGAGTTGGAAATGGGAAGGTAAAGATGAAGTTCATAATTTAACTTGGGATAAAAACCAATGCGATAAAAAACTTTTAAAAGATTTTGTTAAAATATTAAATCAAGCAGATGAAATAGTAGCGCATAATGGAGATAGATTCGATATAAAATGGCTGCGTACAAGATGCTTAAAACATAAGATTGATATGTTTCCTCAATACCAATCTATAGACACTCTTAAACACGCTAAAAGTCAGTTTAATTTCAATTCAAACAAGTTAGATTATATTGCTAAATTTCTCGGAGTTGGTGCGAAGCTGAAGCACGAAGGTATGGATATGTGGAAAGCTATTATTTTTAATAAAGATGCTGATGCTTTAAAACGAATGGTAGAGTATTGCGATATGGATGTTATTGTACTTGAAAAGGTTTACCACAAATTAGAACCATATACAAAGCAAAAAGTAAATTATGCGGTATTGAGAGGTGGAGAAAAGTTTGAATGCCCTAACTGTGGAAATCTACCACACTATAAAAGTATGTACACAACTGCCGCAGGAACTATTCAACACAGAATGCAATGCTCAGATAGAAAGATTTGCAATAAGAAGTTTACTATTAATAACAAAACTTACATTGGTTATTTACAATTTAAACTTCGTAGTAATATAAAATAGCTACCTTAGTAAAACTTTTTTCGTAAAGTCAATCTGTTTTGTTTAGGTAAGAAAGGGAGTTCAGAGATGTTCTCCCTTTGTTTTTTTACATCCTACTTCCCTTTGTTTATAAGGCTTTCAAAAATAAATCAAAAAAAAAAGTAAAAATAATTGTGTAAAAGTTTGGTAGTTATAAACAATTGCGTACATTTGTAAGGTCAATAAGGCGCAAAAATTTAAAAAAAAGGTTATGAAAACGAGATTACATTTATTGCAAACAAACTTAATTATCAATACTGCTGCGGTTTACACGTCACAAAACGTTCAGTATTATAAATCAATATGCGGGCGGGCGGTAGTTGAAAAATTGAAATTCGATGTTAACGGGGATAATGTTTATATCATTGCATTGAATAACAATTTAAAATTTAAAAAATCGCTTGTAAAAATGGAAATTTTCGAAACAAAAATTTTTCAAGTGAAATTAACGTTGACGCGATTCAATATTTAGTGAAACAAGATTTAGGATTAATAAAGTAATATAAACAATCAGGGGTGCGTCTCGGTAACGCACACTAATACAAAACAGATGAAAAAACAGATTAAAGAAGCCTTAGAACTTCACGCAAAAGCAAACGAATTGCTTTACTTATGCGAAGGAATGCAGAACCGAATAGATAATATGCTACGGTACAATGCAGAAATAGCTATTCCTAACAACTTTCACGAGCATTCAGAGAATGTTATTGATACCTGCCAACGTGGATTAGGTAGATTATGGAGAAGCTACCAGATAGTTATTGATAAACTTAAAAGCCTTGATGAGATATGAAAGAGGAATTAACAAAGTACGTTGAGCAATTGGAGATTGAGCGACAAGCAAACACGGATGTTTATTCAGAAGAAACACTAAACAGATTAGATAATTTAATTAAAGAGTACCACAAACTAATATTGTCATTATGAAAACACGGAATGTATTTAAGAAAGTAACAGAGGCATTTAACCAACACGTAAAGCCTACTACATTAGAAAACGAGTTCATCCCTAACAACGGAGTAAGACACGGAGACTTAAAAAGATATTGGGATAATTACAACGCTCAATTAGTTAACAGAATCTCAGAAATAAAAAGCTATGAAACGATTTAAAATAACATACAAGGTAAAGCTAAAGAGATGGGAGGAACGTTACTTAATTGTAAGTGCATACACTCAGTCAGATGCTAAAGATAAATTCCAATTATGGAAAGGTTTAATAACAGATATAAACGAGATATGAAACAGACAGCAGTAGAATGGCTTATAGATCAGGTCAATACAGCTAAATGGAAATTTGCTGATAAAACAGATAGAGAAGCTATTATTCAACAAGCCAAAGAAATGGAGAAAGAGAATATAAAATTAGCATTTGCAAGTGGTGTTATTAGCGGTTCTTTAAGAATTGGAGCAGCAGATGCCGAACAATACTACAACGAAACCTTTAAATCAGAGTAAGATGCCAGATATAGCAATGTGCAAAAATGAAACTTGCAAACTAAAAAAAGAGTGTTACCGATATATGGCAGAACCATCTAAATATTGGCAAACATACGCAGATATAAACCCTAACGAAAAAGGCGAATGTGATTACTTTATCAAATATATAAAACCAAAAAAATGAATTATAACATACAATCAATTACAGACACAAAGAAATCATTTCCTAAAAATACAAGATTCGTTTTTGAGGATTTTCTAATAGCTTGTCCTTTTTCTCTGGAGTATATGCGCCAAGTATCACGCAAACGAGAAGTAATGCAATGGCGGCAGTTAGGTATGGTTTGGTTAGCAATAGAAAATATGCACCTGAGCAAAGCAGGAAGATTCTTTGACAAAGACCATAGCACAGTTATTCACGCTTTAAAAGTAGTTAGACAAGCAAATAACGGATTTGATTATGTGCTAAAAGAAAAGATTGACAAGATAATGAACTGCATAGACTTGAGCGTACCTTACTCAAACGATTCAAGCGAGAACGAAAAGAACTCTTTAATTTATTTAGAACGATTAATTAAAAAAAAATTAGCTGCTGAAGGTATGCTATAAGTTAATAAACACTATATTTGTAAACAATTAAAAACAGAATAACTATGAAAAAAGAAGAAGTGGTAGACGTTCTACCGAAAAGCGAAACTATCTACACTAAGCTATGGAAAGCAAAGCAAGAGATAGGTAAAGTTACTAAAGGTTCTAACAATCCTTTCTTTAAATCGAAATACGCTGATTTAAACGCTATTTTAGAAGCTACTGAACCAATCCTATTAAAACACGGTTTAATACTCTTACAACCCATCTTAGACGGCAAAGTATGCACTCAGATAATAGACATAGAAAACGGAGACAAGATAGAAAGCAGTTTAGTTCTTCCAATGATTACCGACCCACAAAAATTAATTGCTTCGATTACTTACTACCGAAGAGGAAGTTTACAAACGCTTTTAAGTTTACAGGCGGTGGATGACGATGGAAACACGGCACGAGAAGCGGTAAGCAAATTATTTCCTCAGGAACGTTTTGAATCTGGACTTGCTAAAGTATCAAACGGAGAATTAACTACTGAACAATTTAAGAATGCTTTGAAAGGATATGAATTAACTGAGTTACAAACCAAAGCAATGTTATTGTTATGAATTCAGGTTTATATATTTGTAAATGTTATTGGACAAATACCCGTACGAAAGAAATGTTTCCTGTTTTAAAATTTGGAATGACAAAAAATATAAATACAAGGCTTTATTATTATAATAAAAATGGACAATGTTATAAATTAATTGCTTTTTTCCCTTGCGCAAGTATTTATTTAAAAGAAAGAGAAGATTATTTTAAAGAGCATAGTTATTTTTCAGATTGGTCTAGAATATCTCGTTCAGAACATATTGAATATGAGAAAGGATATTTTAAAAAAATGTATAAAGATTTAAAAGAGGCAGCGGAATTAAAAATTAAAAAAACTAAAACAGGATATTGTTATGAGTAAGAACATAAGAATTACACGAGATAAGCAACCTAAAAGAAATAGCGAAGAAACTATTAAAGTTAGATTGATTAATAAAGCAATTAGAGATATGATTAGAAACGGACATATAACTAAAGAATTTGCTGAAGAGAATAGAAAAGAATTAGTTGAACAAGCATTAAGAAAGTTAGTATGAAAATTAGATGTAGCGCAATAGGTAAGATACTAACTTCTCCCAGAACAAAGGGAGAGGTTCTATCTGAAACTGCAAAGACTTATATTCAAGATTACTTTAAAGAAAAGGAGTTAGGAATCGCTAAAGAGTTTTGGAGTAGATATACAGATAAAGGTTTACAGATGGAAGATGAGGCGATAGAGTTTGCAGGTCAAGTCTTAGGGTGGGAGTTTGTAGTTAAAAACACGGAACGATATAATAACGAATGGCTCACAGGAGAACCCGATGTAATTACAAAAGACTTACTTGCTGATATAAAATGTTCTTGGGATGGTTCTACGTTTCCATTATTCGATACTGAGTTAAAGAATAAAGATTATTTTTGGCAACTGCAAGGTTATATGATGCTTACAGGATTAGATAAAGCTGAATTAGTTTACTGCTTAATGAATACACCGCACCAAATCGTAGAAGATGAGGTACGTAGAGCGCATTGGAAAGCAGGATTAATAGATGAGGATTTAGATTTGCGTGAAGCGGTACAATCTCAGCACACGTTTGACCATATTCCTAACAACCTACGTATTAAAAGATTCATCGTAGAAAGAGACGAACAAGCTATCGAACAGATTAAAGAGAAGGTAGAACTTTGCAGAAACTACTACGAGCAATTAAAAAGTATAATTTAAAAACAAAGTAAAATGAGTAGAAGTAGTCTTAAAATATCAGAACATTATATAAACCACGATACATTAATTGAATATTATACTTTATCTTTTGAAATAATGGTTCCTCAAGATATTACAAAAGAAGAATGGTATATATTAAATCATAAATTAGAAGATTTATATTACGAAATAAAAGAAAGTAAAAATAATAATAATCAAAAACAAAAGTAAAAATGAGTTACGACAACACCAACACGGCCGTTATTTTTAAGAATAACAAGAAAGAAAACGAGAAGCATCCTGACTACCGCGGGACTATTAACGTAGACGGAAGAGAATTAGAAATAAGCCTATGGATTAAAGAAGGTAAAGCTGGTAAGTTTTTCTCCGGTAAGATTCAAGAACCATTTAAAAAGATGGAGAATACTTCTGACAAGATTAGAAACGAAAGTTCTGGATTGCCTTTTTAGTCCCAAATTTTATTATATTTGTGACATAGTTCTCGTCCTACATTATAAGAACTTAAAAAAGTTATTGACCCTGTCAATGAAGGAGAAGTAGGACGCTCTGGATTTGATGGGGTTTTTTAATTTTAAATATATGAGAAAGGCATTTAATTTTTATCGAAGCTATTGGGAAGTAGCAAATCAATTAAGCGAAACAGATAGGCTCAAATTTTATGATGCCGTTATGCTTAAACAATTTACAGGAGAAGAACCAAATTTAAACGGAATGGTTAAGTTTGCGTATCTATCTCAAAAGCATTCTATTGATAGACAAGTAAAGGGTTATGAAGATAAAACAAAAGACCCTTTGGTACACCCTTCGGTAGGGGGTAGGCAAGGGGGTTCTGTACACCCTTCGGTACAAGAAGAAGAGAAAGAGAAAGAGAAAGAAGAAGGGAAAGAAAAAGAGAAAGAGAAAGTTCCTGTACGACATTGGAATCAAGATATAGGAGTAGATGGTTATTCAATAAACAAAAAGAAATGATAGTTAACCATAGAAGCCAAGATGAGTTATTGGAGTTACTCAGACAAGATAAGATTCCTTTGGGTAAGGGAATAAGTATAGACTTAGACAACCATTTAAGATTTAAAGAAGGTACGTTTAACATTATTTTGGGACACGCTAATGTAGGTAAGACTTATTGGGTATTATGGTACTTACTTACTATGTCAGTTAAATACAACCTTAAACACCTAATTTACTCTTCTGAGAACTCCGTGTTTGGAATCAAGCGTAATTTGATAGAGTTGTGTGCTGGTAAAAAGATTAAGGATATGTTTGAATCTGAATTAGACAACCATAAAAACTTTATTGAATCTCACTTTGATTTTATAGATGCTCAGAGAGCGTGGACTATTGATGAGTTTATGAAGCAAGTACAGGAATTAGGTAATTACGATGCCTTAATGATTGACCCTCACAACTCTTTTTTAAGACCTAAAGGAAGCAATGCACACGATTACGATTACGAGATGGCTACAAGGTTAAGGTTATTTGCTAAAAAGACGAACACAACTATCTATTTATGTATTCACGCTGCTACAGATGCTTTAAGAAAGACACATAAAGACGGAGAATATAATGGCTTACCTATCCCTCCAAGTATGGCAGATGCAGAAGGTGGAGGTAAATGGGGAAATAGAGCAGATGACTTCTTAGTAATACACAGATACCCAGCACACGAATCACATTGGATGTTTACAGAGATACACGTTAAGAAAGTTAAAGAAACAGAAACAGGTGGAATGCCTACATTTGCGAATAAACCTGTATTGTTTAGATTAGAATACGGGACTAAATTTACCTGCGAAGGAATTAATGCTTTAGGAATATGAAGACAGTTAATAGTTTAAGTGGTGGTAAAACATCGAGTTACATAGCAGTTAATTACCCAGCTGATTTTAATATATTTGCTTTAGTAAGAACGAACGATAAAAAATGTTTATTCCCTGACGCGAAAATTAGACAAATTGTAAGCGACAAAATAGGACACGATTTTATAGGAACTTTAGAAGAAGATACTATTATCTATACAATACTTGATTTAGAACAATTTATAGGCAAAGAAATAGTATGGTTAAGTGATACCACTTTTGAAGATGTAATTAACAAAGCAGGTGGGTACTTACCAAATATAATGACCCGTTTTTGTACATCTAAAATGAAAGTAGAACCTATTGCTCAATGGTGTTATGAAAATATTGAACTTCCTACAGAAATGAGAATTGGATTTAGAGCAAATGAAATGAGCCGTGCAAAAACTATGATTGAAAGAGCGGTAGATGGAATAGAAAGTTTTAAGTTTAAGGTAGGAGAAAAAAACGGAAGGAATAAATGGAAAGAACTTCCATATAGAAAAGTAGAATTTCCTTTAATTAAGGATGCTATTTTTAAAGATAAAATAGAAAAGTATTGGGAAGATAAACCTGTAAGATTTGCTTATCGAAACAATTGCGTAGGATGTTTTCATAGGAACGAATTGATGTTAAAGTATATGAGTGAGAAGGCAAGTAAACAATTTGATTGGTTTATTGAGCAAGAACAAAAAAACAACTGTACTTTTAAAAGTGGAATAACTTACGAAAAAATTAAAAATCACAGATTGCAATTAGACTTATTTGATCAAGACTTTCAAGATTGCGATTCTGGATATTGTGGACTTTAAAACAAAACAGATGAATTTATTTGATGTAATACACGCTAAGACTTCCTTAAATGCGATTATAGGAAGCATCCGACTTTCTCTACACGATTTACGAGAGAAACACGAACACAGAAAAGATTTAATAGAAACCTTAGAGAAATACGAAATATGGATGAGTGAGACCAGAGATACTTTAAGTGCTATGGAAGATGAGAACAAGCAGTTAATTAAAAGACTTGCTCAATATCATACAGAGTATTTAAAATTAAAGCGAGAAAATAATGAATTAAACGAGTTGTTATGAATGAAGAACAATTATTTAATTATTTAAAAAAATATTATATATACGATTTAACAAAAAGCGAAGATAAATTTTCAAGTTATGATTGTTTTAGTTCAACATATAAATGCGTAATTGAGTTAAAATGTAGAAATAAACATTATGATAATTTGATGTTAGAGAAAATTAAATATGATAGTTTAAACAAAATGAATTGCAAGGCTTTTTATATAAATTCAACACCAGAAGGAATATTTGTTTTCAATATAAATGATATAAAACCAAATTGGATTACTGATAATTCAATGCCTAAACAAACAGAATTTGAAAATAATAACAAGGTTGAAAAGACATATACATTAATTTCTATACATAATGCCATAAAAATATGAAAGCTAAGAAATGCAAAGTATGTAAAAACGAATTTACACCGATATACACTACTGCACAAAGCACCTGCTCGTTAAGTTGTGCTATTGAACAAACTTCCCAGAAGAAAAGCCAAGCGTGGAAAGAGCGTAAGAAGATACTAAAAGACGAACTAACTACTGTGCAAGATTTAATGAAAGTAGCGCAGCAAGTATTTAACAAGTATATCAGGTTAAGAGATGAAGGAAATTTATGCGTGAGCTGCGGCAAAACTCCTAAGAAAGGCAATGCAGGACATTTCTATTCGGCAGGTGGACACTTCAACGTAAGGTTCGATGAGCGTAATGTACATCTTCAATGTGAGTATTGTAATTCGTTTTTATCTGGTAATCTTTTACCTTACCGTGAAAATCTTTTAGTTAAGTTAGGATATGAAGAATTTGAGCGTTTAAGCATTGATGCGATGAAAACACGAAAGTTTACACGAGAAGAATTAAAGGAGATTATAGAAAAATATAAGCAAAAGATAAAAGACTTTAAAAATTAAATATATATTTGAACCAACAAAACAGAAAAATTATGAAAGTAGAAATCCAAAACTTTACAGGAACTCAAAAAGAGTTTGAATTAGA